TAGAGGCAGGTGGTAAAGTAACTGCTGCTATAGTTGATATATCACCAGTATACGAAGTAGATTATAGTTTAGGTAACTTAAAATATGATTTTAAAAAAGTTAGAAACTTACCAGAGTGGGGTGAGATATTTTCACCATGGTGTAAGTTTGTAAGATTGGAAGAAGATGAGTATGATAAGTTTTTATTGATGTGTAGTGATTACCTAGAGGTATTCTGTCACATAGTTAGGACTGCAGAAAGAGAAACAGAATGGCAAAAGACTATGAGAAGGTATGATGATCAGTTATGGTACTGTACAGCACAGATGAAAAACAAGAAAACTGAGGCAGTATTATCCCAATGGTTTGATAAATCGTGGGCAACTAAATACATACAGAACGTACTATTTGACAAACCCAAACTATGAGAGAGAAAATGATCAGTGCTCTTCTTGCTCATGCTCAAGGAGATATCCAAAAGCACAAAATGAATGTAGAAGTATACCTTACAAGTCCTGTTGGTATAGGAGAACATTCAAATGTGATGGAAGCAATCGAAGAGGAGTTAAATATGATTGCCAAATATGAAGATCAAGTATCTGTTTTAAAGAAACACTTCATTATTAAGGATTAATGGCAGTAAAGCAAGAACTATATCTTGGTAACCCCAATCTTAAAAAAGCAAATGTCTCTCAGAAATTTACCAAGAGACAGATTGCTGAGTTCTTGAAGTGTGCGGATAATCCTGTTTACTTTATATCAAAGTATATCAAGATTGTATCTCTAGACGAGGGTATCGTACCATTTAAAATGTATGATTTCCAAGAGAGTATGGTAGAAAGTTTCCATGCGGAAAGATTCAACATAGCAAAGTTACCTCGTCAGTCAGGTAAATCTACAATCGTTACAGCATATCTACTATGGTATGTACTATTCAATGACAACGTAAATGTCGCAATCCTCGCAAACAAAGCAGCCACTGCAAGAGAGATGTTGGGACGCCTACAGTTATCTTACGAGAATCTTCCTAAATGGTTGCAACAAGGTATACTGGGGTGGAACAAGGGATCCTTGGAGTTGGAGAACGGGAGTAAGATTCTGGCTGCAAGTACTAGTGCTTCTGCTGTTCGCGGTATGTCCTTTAACGTTATTTTTCTGGACGAATTCGCGTTCGTTCCGAATCACATTGCTGATCAGTTTTTCAGTTCTGTGTATCCAACAATTTCATCTGGTAAGAATACTAAAGTTATTATTATATCAACCCCACATGGGATGAACATGTTCTACAAACTATGGCATGATGCTGAACGTGGACAGAATGAATACAAACCAACAGAAGTTCATTGGTCACAAGTTCCAGGCAGAGACGAGGTTTGGAAAGAACAAACTATTAAGAATACATCAGAAGCACAGTTCAAGGTTGAGTTTGAATGTGAGTTTCTAGGATCTGTTGATACACTAATAACTCCAAGTAAACTTAGGACTATGGCATACCATGATCCTATAAAAACTAATAGAGGACTAGCACTCTATAAAAATAGAGAAGAAGATCATAACTATATCGTTACAGTAGACGTATCTCGTGGCGTAGGTCATGACTATTCCGCATTCACAGTTATAGATGTATCTACTGTGCCATATGAAATGGTAGCAAGATATAAGAACAATGAGATCAAACCCATAGTATTACCTAACTTAATCGTAGATGTAGCAAAGAACTTTAACAATGCATATATCTTATGTGAAGTAAATGATATAGGTGGACAGGTAGCAGATATTATACAGTATGATTTAGAGTATGAAAATTTACTCATGGCATCTATGCGTGGTAGAGCAGGACAACAACTAGGTCAGGGGTTCTCTGGTAAAAAGACACAACTAGGTATCAAGATGTCAACTGCCACAAAACAAGTTGGATGTTCTAACCTCAAAGCATTGATAGAAGAAGATAAACTAATCATACCAGACTATGATACTATTGCAGAACTAACTACATTCATAGCAAAAGGACAATCATTCCAAGCGGAAGATGGATGTAATGATGACCTAGCAATGTGTTTGGTTATATTTGGATGGATGGCAATGCAACCATACTTCAAAGAGATGCATGATAATGATGTAAGAGCGCGGATATTTGATGATCAAAGAGATGCAATAGAACAGGATATGGCACCTTTTGGGTTCGTAGATGATGGTCTTGAAGAGGATCAATTCAAAGATGCTCAGGGGGATGTCTGGAAAGTCGCGGAATATGGAGATAAATCTTACATGTGGGAGTTTAGGTAAGGTTTCATTTTTATAAATATCTTATAGACAACCAGAATTTACGGACCTACACAGGAGAAATTTAACATGGCAGCAAATCAATCTAGTCCTGGAGTTGTTATACAGGAAAGAGATCTGACCACTATCACTACCCTGACTACAGCGAATGTTGGAGTTATTGCAGCACCTTTTGAACTAGGTCCTGTTGAAGAGATAAAGGACATCGGATCTGAAAAAGAACTTGTAGCAACTTTCGGTGAACCAAACGAGTACAACTACGAGTTTTGGTATACTGCAGCGCAGTTCCTATCATACGGTGGAGTACTTAAAACAGTTCGCACGGACAGTTCAGCACTAAAAAATGCAGTTAACACAGGTACTGCAGTTAAGATTAAAAATCAACAAGACTACGAAACAACATACCTAAACGGTTCTAACACATGGAAGTGGGCAGCAAGAACACCTGGTACTAAAGGAAACTCAATCGGCATATTCGTGACAGACGCAGGTGCTGATCATATTGCTGTAGTTCCTGCTCCTGGATCAGGTAACGATCACGAGTTTGTTTCTACTGAAGCAGTCAGTGCATCATCTGGTGCTGCGGGTAAAGTCTTAAAGTATAGCGTATTATTAACAGTTGGATCTGTTGTAGGATCATTCGTTCCTGGAGTATCAACTACAATTAGTATTTCTGGTTCTGCACAAGCAGTTACTGTAGTAGCATATGATGCTGACAACGGTAAACTTGAAATCGCAATGCCTTCTGGTGGTATTACTGGTATCATTGCTGATGGTCAGACTATTACTCAAGGTTCTAATACTGCTGTAATCGGCACATCTGGTATCGAGAGAAGAGTATATATCGTTAAGGATAAAGGAAGTATCGACTTTGCTGCAGCAGATAGCATTACAGATACAAACTCTACTGCTGTTTCAATCAGTTCAGTAAGAGTTGAGTATGATGAAAGAGAGTATTTACCTTCACAGAAGTGGGTAAACGTTGCTACTAGACCTGGTACTTCTCAGTATGTAACTGGTCAAGGTGGATTCAGAGATGAAATGCACATCTTGGTTATTGATATAGATGGTAAGATTACAGGTAATGCAGGAACATTACTTGAAAGATTCATCGGGGTATCAAAAGCATCTGATGCTAAATCATCTGTAGGAGAAACAAACTTCTATGTTGATGTTATAGAGCAGAAGTCTGAGTACGTCTATTGGGGTGAGCACGAGACAGGTTTATTTGATGTAGGCAGTGGTACTGGTACATTCGGATTAGTAGGAACTACATCATTCGATTTACTACTAAGTTCAGCAGGTTCTACTGACTATCCTGCAGGTGCAACCACAGTTGGTTCTAAAGGAAACTCAACATACTACTATAGATTAGAAAGTGGTGCTGACTATACAGTATCAGGTGGTAACTACGCAGTTACACAACCTGACGTTACAACAGCATACAGTCTACTAGAAGATCCTGAGTCACAAACAATCGACTTTATTTTAACAGGACCATCTGGAGCAGACGATGCTGCAGCACTTGCTAAGATTACTGCACTAGCAGCAATCGTAGATGAAAGAAGAGACTGTATGCTATTTGTATCACCAAAAAGATCAGACTTAGTTGGTGTATCAAGTGCAGCAACTCAGACAGATAACCTAATCTCATTCTTTGATCAGTTACCTTCAAGTTCATACATTGTGTTCGATTCTGGATATAAGTACATCTATGATAAGTACAATGATGTATACAGATACGTTCCTGCTAACGGTGACATCGCAGGTTTATGTCTACAGACAACTGAAGTTGCAGAACCATGGTTCTCACCTGCAGGATTCCAAAGAGGTATTGTTAGAAATGCTATTAAACTAGCATACACACCTAACAAGTCACAACGTGACAGACTATACTCTGCTAGAATCAACCCTGTTGTTTCATTCCCTGGTCAAGGTATCGTACTATTCGGTGATAAGACTGCTCAAGGATTTGCATCCGCATTCGATAGAATCAATGTAAGACGCTTATTCTTAACAATCGAGAGAGTTATCTCAGGTGCTGCTAAGGCACAACTCTTCGAGCAGAATGATGAGGCACAAAGAGGATTATTCCTTAACATTGTTGAACCATATCTCCGTGATGTACAAGGACGTAGAGGAGTTACAGACTTCTTAGTCAAGTGTGACGACAGCAACAACCCACCTGAGTCCGTAGATAGAGGAGAGTTTAATGCAGAGATCTTTGTTAAACCAACAAGAACTATTAACTACATTACACTAACCTTCGTAGCAACAAGAACTGGAGTTTCATTCTCGGAAGTCGCTAACTAATTTACAAAAAAACGCGCTGAAAATACGCTTTGTTCTAAATAATAGGACAAGGCGTATTTTTATTGAGATTTTAACATGTCAAGTATTTCAGACTTTAAGTCAAAAGTCGCTACAGATTTCGCAAGACCTAATCTGTTCGTATGCGAATTAAACTTTCCTAGCACATTTACTGATCAAGCAACACTAAAGGAACTAGGAACATTCACAGTAAAAGCAGCAAACCTACCTGCTACACAGTTAGGCACAGTTGAAGTTCCTTATAGAGGAAGAGTTCTAAAGATCGCGGGAGATCGTACTTTTGAACCTTGGACTATCACTATAATGAATGACAAGAACTTCAAACTAAGAGATGCTTTTGAAAAGTGGACAGAATCCATCCAAGCGTATGCTCAGAACGTTACCACAGCAGGTACAAATATCCAAAACTACTATGCTGATATGTTTGTTTCTCAGTTAGATAGAAACACAAGCGACGTAAGTACTGCTACAGCAGGTAAAGTAAAAACTGCAAGTCAAGGTGCTGTAGGTATACCGCATCAAGTCCTAAGAGAGTATAGGTTCGTTGACGTATTTCCAACAAATATTTCCGCTATTGATCTAGACTTCGGAAGCAATGACGCAATCGAAGAGTTCACTGTAGAGATGCAAGTACAATACTGGCAAGTTTCTAACAGAGGACCCAAAAAAGGTTAGTAGAGAAAGCACCTAAATAAGGTAGGACCAATAAGACTATAGTATAAAATGTCTCAACTCTTCGGATTTTCACTCCAGAGAGCAAAGAAGGTTCCTAAGGGACCTTCTTTTGTTCAGAAGGATAGTATGGATGGCTCGCAACCGATTGTCGGTGGCGGGTACTATGGGTACTCTGTTGATTTTGATGGGACTATTCGTAATGAATATGAACTAATCACACGTTATCGTGAGATGGTTCTCCAACCAGAATGTGACAGTGCAGTAGATGATGTCGTCAACGAGACGATATGCGGTAACTTTGATGACGTACCAGTCGAACTAGAGTTATCAAATCTCAAAGTATCAGATAAAATTAAAAAGTTAATGCGGGATGAGTTTGATGAAATACTCCGTCTTCTCGACTTCGACAACAGATCTTATGAGATCTTCCGTCGTTGGTATGTTGACGGTAGATTATTTTATCATAAGGTAATAGATCCCGCTAATCCTGGCGAAGGTTTAAGCGAACTAAGATATATCGATCCACGCAAGATTCGTAAAGTCACTGAGTATGAAGCGAAAAAACCGCAACAACTTCA